GAATTTTGGAAAGCAAAACAGAGAGTATTTGAGCCATGTTGTGGTAAAGGAGGATTTTTAATTGATATTATAGAACGATTTATTAAAAATGGATTAGATTATAAAACTGTTGTAGAAGAATGTTTATATTTTAGTGATATTAATCCAACAAATATATTCATATGTAAATTATTGTTAGATCCATACAATAAGTATAAATTGAATTATAATGAAGGAAATACATTAGAACTAGACATTAAACAGAAATGGAATATTGAAGGATTTGATGCAGTTATTGGCAATCCACCATATAATAACGAATTATGGAGCCATTTTGTTGATTATTCACTTAAAAATATAAAAAAAAATGGATATTTATTATTTATTCATCCTGCTAATTGGAGAAAACCAGAACATAAAATAGGAATAAAAATGTTAAAAAATCAAATATATGAACTTCATATAAAAAATATAAAAGAAACAATGAAATTATTTAATTGTAATGTTAGAGTTGATTGGTATTTATTACAAAATAAAAAAACCAGTATTAACACAGTTATAAACGATGAACATGACAATGTTATATCAAATAAAATTAATAACATGATATTTATACCAAATTTTGGATTAGAAATAATCAAAAAAATTATTTTTACGGATGATAAAAAATTAGAGGTATTTAGAAATTATGTTGTAATGTCAAATAATAAAAAACTCAAATTATGTAAAGATGAAGAATATTGTTATCCATATATTGTAAATTTAAATAGTATGGGAAAAAAAGTAAAATATTTTAATTTGAAACATGAAATACAAAATAATAATAAAATATTCATGTCATATTCATTAAACATATATCCTTTTTATGATAATGGAGTATTGGCTCCAACTGAACATGTATTTTATTGTTTAGTAAAAAATAAAAAAGAGGGAGATAAATTAATTAAATTTTTAAATTCATCAATAATTAAATTTATGTTAAAAGCATGTAAATGGATTGGATATCAAACAGATCATAAAATATTCAAATATATTCCAAATATTTTAGATAAGGTTGATGATATAAATGATTGTATATTAAATGAATATTTTGGCATAACACAAAATGAAAATATATATATTAATCAATATATATAAGATTTTTATTTATCTAGTTTGTAGATAGATAAAAAATTGAAAAAACATAATATTTGTGAATTGTATAATAAAAAAATATGATTGGTGTAAGGAAAAAATGAAAAAGAACACATTGCGTGTATTTTTTGATAAAATGGAAGCTGATTATGAGGCTGAATATGGAGAAAGTCCAATATCTTATACAGGAAAAAGATATTTATTCAAATCAAGAAAAAAACAAAAAGATGGAACATATTATAGTTATCATTTAAAACATTTGAAAAAAAGTGAATATGTTGATCATGTTGATCATGTTGATCATGCGGAACATGCAGAACATGCAGAACATGCAGAACATGAAAAGCACATTAAGCGATCAATTTTGAAAAAAACAAGTGAAGTTATTGACAATACAACAGATAAACAAAAAAAGGATGATATTCCAGAAATTGTATTGAGTGTTGTTAATGTTGTTTTCAATGATACAGATAATGTAGATGAAATAGATATTAATATTGAAGATAAAATAACACAAACATATAATGAATTGAAAGAACGGCTTGATTTGCAGATTATTGATATTGTAGCAGATTCAACAATGACATTGTATGAAAAAACATTGGCTTCACGTAATGCACGTGAAGATATAAAAAATGAATTGAAAAATGAATTGGCTGAATTGGTAAAAGAAATGAAAATGAAAGAAAGTAAAAAAACAAGAACAGAATATTTTGTGAAACAAGATGTTTTGCGAATGTATTCTGATTTGTGTATTACATATGCACAGGCAGAATGGGAAAACTGGTGGGGAAAATCATGTGATATTGGTAATGTTATTCTTCATTGTATTGTGATGGCAGATTTTTAATGTTTTATTATATTGAAATATTTATATTTTAATATAAAAAAATTGAAATACTATAATGATTATAAATGTTGAGAATAAAAAGCAAATTGTGTAGGAGTGAAAAAATGGCACAATGTCAATTTGTGTATTTTATGAATGATTACGGCAATGATTATTTATCAATGTCACAAACATTTACAAGTTCTTTTATGGGAAATGATCCGTTTAATCTTCCTTACAAGAGATCAATAGATTTTGAGACATGTGATAAAGTAAATAAGATTGACGAAGAACGAAAATTCAAAGAAATTGTTGAAGAAAGAGCAACAGAAGAAAAAAAGTTAATAAAAGAACTGTATGTAAAAACAATGAAGGAATATGAAGAAATGAATAGTTATGATAAAACAATATTATCACGGCGAATAAGAGAACAAATTATTTGTGATATCATAAGTAATATCAAAGTATTGGAAGAGAAAATTACAGAGATGGAAAAAGGAAAAGATCAATATGATATGATTATTGAAAAAAATATATGTGAAGAAGTAAAGAAAAAGGTATATGAAATGTTTCAAGGATGTATAATGTACGAAATGACACATTGGTGGAATGATTCAAAAACAAATGGTGAAATAACAACATTGATGGCACAAACAAAATTGATTGATGAAATGGAAATATTGTAAATATTTATTAATAAATAATTATTTGTAAAATGATTATTTGTAAAATAATAAAAAAAATTGAAAAAAACAATGAATAAAAATAAAATATCAATATCAATTATGAAGAAATGGAATATAAAAAACAAAAAATTGGTATGATAATGGAATATTATGATTGTAAAGATATAACAAAAACGACAAAAGACAATATGATTAATTTAACAAAAGTATTTTTAGAAAATGAAAATATAAATGTAACAGATTGGATTATTAAAAATTGTAGTGAAGATGAATTTTATGTATCAATGATGATATGTGAATTATTTAGAATATTTGGAATTCATGGATTTATTGATGAAATGAAACAAATTTATTGGAGGAATGCCATAACAATTAATGAAAATTGTAATATTGGTGAAATATTTTATTTATGTGCCGTTAAAGGATATGGAGAAATTGTTAAGTGGATGTATTTAAATTTCAATATAAATCAATATACATTATGTGAAGCATTTATAATAGTGTGTTTGAATGGACATATTGAAATAGCAAGATATATTACAAAATATAATCATTTTGATATGGAAAAAATAAAGAATATTGACATTGTTAGATTGTTTAAGATATTATGTATAAATGGATTTTTATATGAAGCACAAAAATTATATGAAAAAAATGAAGTATTGCAAAAACAAAATATGAATAATGTATTTTTTGATTGTTGTATGAATTCAAATTATGAAATGGTTGAATGGATATGGAAAACATTTAAAATAGATGCTAATGTTATTGAAAATGCTCATGAAAAATGTGTTGGTTTAACAAGACTATTTATTGAGAAGATTTTAGTTTAATAATTTAATTAATAAAATTTTATTAATTAAATTATTTAATAAATAAAAATTGAAAATAATGATTATTTGGTATTTCTGTGTATTATGTATATTAATTGTAACAAACAATGCCAAATTTGTATGAAGGAGAACGTATTATTATGTATCCATATTTGGAAAGATATGGATATAGTGTGAGTAGAATGAGAACAATATACAGGCAAATGGTATTTGCTGTTCGTGAAATGATATCAATGGAATTGATTTTCAATGAGAGAGCAAAAATAGCTGTTATTCATTATTTGAGAGAAATAAAGCCATTGATTCGGAATAATAATATTTTGAGGAGATATATGAATCAAATATTGACAATTATCAGACCATTGTTTAATCGTGAAACATTTAGAGACATGCATTATTATGCATTTATGAAATATTTTGATAGGAGATTTGGAGGAATTGAATTAGTTTTGACATCAAAAATCAAAAGATTGATAAATGCAATGCAAGACAGTGATATTGAAGACAAAGAAAGAATTATTGATATTATTAGAAACAAATTTGGTTTATATGTATTTCGTATTGTGGCAACTGTTGGTGGAATTGGTGGATTAAATCCATATCCAGTACCAGCTAATCCGCATGCATGGATGTATTCATTTAGTGAGTATATTCAAAAATCTGAAATTGATGCAATGTTAAATTTTAGGGAAGAAGAAACAGAAGGATCAAATGAAGAAGAACCATATCAAATTATGGAATATAGAATTACATTAGAAGATACACATGATATGGCATTGGAATATCGTAATAGACATGGATATGAAGATTTTCCAATAGCAGATGATGATTTACGACGATATGAAATAATGATGAATGATCTTCTTTATTTTGATGAAAATCATTCAATAGTATAAATTTTATGTTATATTTCAATATATTTTGTATATTGAAATATATTAAAATTGAAAAATGTAAATATTTGTATAATATAGATAAGACATAACAATTGTGATTACAAAATGTTGAACAATGGCCCAGTTATTGTGGCGGGACAGGTACATGGTCATATAGAGCATTTAGCAGGATTGGGATATACAATGGGAAGATTGAGAGAATTGTATAATATAATGAAAACTACAATAAATAATGTTATAAAAATGGAAGGAACATTTAATATAAGAGCATTGAGAAATATACGTAATTATTGGGAACAACTTACAACGATTATTGCAAATAATGAATCAATAAGAACTGATGAAACAGAACATATAATAAGAAGATTTCAAACAGAAATAAATGATTTTTTAGTTAATTTTAGGAGAAATCATCGTAATTCATTTATATCATATACATTATTCAGGGAATTTATTAATAAGAGAGATATTACAATTACATGTTTGAAGGATATGATTGAAATAATAGGAAGTAGTAATTTACCAAATAAGAATGATATTATTGATATGATACGTAATCAGTTAGGACATGCAGTATATCGTATATTTTCATCATTGATAAACATTGGTTTATACAACAAACATCCAGAAACATCAATTGGAACAAGATGGTTTCCAACATTTGCAGAATGGATAGAAATAGAAGAATTTAATTCAAGTATGTCAGGAATTTTTGCAGATATAGATGATGAAGATGAAGATGATATAACATATGAAGTTCATGATTATACACAATTAAATGAAAGTGTGCATGGTATAGTAGAGCAGTATCGTAGTAATAATGATTATCCAATGGAAGAAGATGATGAAGAAACTTATGTGTCATTTATGAATGGAAATGAAGTGGATGACATTCATGAAGTAAGATAAATTAATAATAAATATTATTTGAATAAATTTAATTTGAGATTAAATTTATTTGAATAAATATGAATTTTTTTTTTTGTAGAGATGTTTAAATCCTTCTGATACTTGGTCAGTTAGGTAATTTAATTTTAGAAGATCATTTAATTCTTCACCAATTATTGTTACTTTGAGAGTAATGAAATAATCGTAATTAAAAGGTAACAGATTTCCATAAAAATCAGTTATTTGAATTTCAAGACTATTCAATGTATCAATTTTAGCATTATAATCACTATCAATATTTTGAAAAAAAAGGCTAGAGCCATAACTAGCCAAATAAGGGATAATACACAATGTATGAGGCAATACATTTGCAAAATCAACGACATCATCGCCTGTACCATTTTTAATACGAATAAATAGTGCATAATCCCCTCCCAAATCAACAAGTTTTGTGCTTTCTAATGATTGTAGAACAAAACTGTAAATAGCTTGTTCAAAACCTAATATTTTATAAACACTATTGAGGCAAGTAAAATCAAATGAAATAGGATTAGCAGAGTTTACAGAAATTAAAAAATGTAATTTTGCGGAATCTTCTGTGACAGCATAAGTATAATGATTAGGTGAATAAAAATTTAGTTTTGTTTGAAGTTCTGTGCCCAATGTTATCCAATCGGGAGATTGATCTGTTGTTAATGATATTGAAACAATAGTACCATTTTCATTTAGTACAAATGTATTATTAGCAGATGTAATAACTGGAATACAAATTTTAGAGACAAAGTTAACCAAATAGAGGTCAACATCTTTATTAAGAATTTCTTGATCAGTTACATGGTAAACAAAATCATTAATATTTTGTCCAGCTTTACGATCAACACTATTTATGTAAATAAGTTTATGAGTATTCATATATAAATTATTTATATAAATATATTTTTATGATATTCACATTAAATTTAATAATTTATTTAGTTTTTCTTCCATTTCGTTCATTTTTTGTTGCATTGCTTCTATCATTGTTTGTTGATCTTGTATTGTTTTAGTTAGAATAGGAATAAGAGAATTATAATTTAATGTATAATTTTCATTTTCTGATTTTGGTTTTTTGGCAATAGCATGTTCATTATCTATTTCATCAACATCTTGAGCAATAAAACCATATTGTTGTGTATGTGTGTTATCTGAAATGAATTTAAATTTTACGGGTTTTAATTGTTTAACAAATTCGATTGATTTTGACAATGGTTCAATATCTGTTTTAAGTTTTCTGTCGGAAGGTGTGGGATAAGCATATGCATAAACATCTTTAAAGGCAATTGCGGATGTACCAATATCAGTAGTATTATCGGTTTGTGGTTGAACTAAAGTAGTGTTAAATATTACAGAAGTAACTGGAGTAAGAATAATACTACCAGATGTTGTTGTTTGCAATGTTAAATCGCCAGATGCTTTCGTTATTGTTGTTGTATTTACGGTTGTAATATAACTATTATTCCAATAATATGAAGATGATCCAATATTATATGTTGATGTGATAGCAGGAATAATGTTTCCATATAATGTAATTTGTCCAGTCATAATTTTAATTTCTTTTGTGGACATTGTGGATAGCCAAATGTTATTTGATTTTGAAGTTAAAAACATATCACCTATTCCGCCTATTGTTGAAGCGTAAGAATTAACATCAAAATCTGTTGGTATAACCTCTCGTACTAACCATCTTCCGCTACCTGATGAACCATTATTATAAACAATAACAGCACTGCGATTAGTTTTGACGGCATGACTACTTCTATTATCCCAAGTAGTACATGTTGTTGTTGATATATTAAATATACTGCTGATATAGGAACCATCATAAGAAACAAAAACTCCTCGTAAGTAAGTGCTTGATTTACCCCATGCGATTAATACTTGGCCACTTGGTAATTCTGTAATTGTTGCATTATGACCATATTCTGTATTTGTACTATCTAATGTAGTAATATCTTTTATGACAGATGTAAGTGTTGAATTATAAATTTTCATATAAATTCCAGGGGTAGTGTTATTTCCCCATACAAATATTGCTGTATTCATTGTTGTGAAAACACATTTTGAGGGTCCATTTGCATATGGTTGTGTGGTATCAATTGTTTGATTTGTTACTTCAACTGGATCTCCGGTTCCAGTATAAGAAATAATAGCACCTAAAACATAACCAGTTGTATCTGTCATTCTAGAATGTAACATATAATCACCATTAATGTAGCTTGGAAATGGATATAAATCTGGTCGTCTACATCCTTCGGTGGCACCACCAGATGTATTAGTTAATGTAACAATATTAGAAAATGTAATTGTATAATTGGGAGAACTTCCGGAAACATTTACTCCTACAACAAAAGAATTTCCGCCTGTAAATTTACCAAAAGCACACACAAAATTATTATTGGCAGTTGCTCTTATTAATGGATTTGTATTTAAAGTTACAGAACAAGCCAATGTTGTTTCAGCTGATGTTGAAACCAAATCTTCGTTGAATGTTTTAAATATAAGTAAATCATTTGCTGATCCCCAGCACCAAACACCAATAATTATACCATTAGATGAATTGTATGCAATTGAAAATTGGATTCTGTTTGAATTGGCATCACAGCTACCATATATACTATTTAAGGCAGTTTCTGCTTTGTATTGTGTTCCGTCACGATTTAATACTGTTGCATATTGAGTTATTCCAATTGGATAAGCAATTACAAATCGTTCTGTTGATGGAATAAATAAAGTATCTGATCCCGAATAAGTATGTAAATTTGTTGAGGCAACTGTTACTTCTCCAACAAAACTGGATGTGGTGGTTGATGATGCTAAAAATCCTCTGTTACTAAAGTTTTGTGTAATATGTCCACCGGAGCTTGATAAAATTCCGGTTGAACCAGAACTTATAGTTATACCTCCAACATCGGAAAGTAGTTTAATACTGTCACTTGCATTACCTTGATCAACATGAATTCTAATTTTTTCACTTACTCCACCATTAGCATGAAGATATATAGCATCTGCTGCATTAATATAAGACATTATTGTTGTTGATGCTCCAGAAATCATACTAACTTTACTATCACCGC